TTTTAACCTCAGTCATTCCATTGTTATTAGTCTTCTCCATCATTCTCTTTGCTCTACCTTGCTCATTAGCACGGTAACCAAAACGCATAGCAGCATCTCCTTCAATGTTCTTATACCTCCATTCAGCAATAGGGATAGTCTTCATATCAGTAGTGCAATATCGTGTAACCTTATTAGGAAGATAGTAACCTCCGTTCTTCATCTTGTAAGACTTAACTGTCTGCTCAAAAGTCTTTCCTGTTACCCAAGTGATAGGTCTGCCTATATACTGCTCAAGGTCAAGCATAGTATACACAATCATATCATCTTCTGCTGTACCGATAAAAGGTGCTTGGATTCTATCCTCTACTTCTTTGCGTATCTTATCATCCTTAAATTTACATTTATTATCCTCTATACGCACAAGGGAGAACACGTTATAGTCAGCAGGATAGTTCGCTGCTATATAACTTGATGTCTTTCCTCCTGATAGACTATTTATTGTTTTCATTAGATAATTCTACTTCAAATTTATAAACCTTTTGCACACCCTTTGTTTCTATAACCATCCTTCCGTTGGAGGGGTTTAGGAAGATATAGTTCTCGGAATTTCCGGTATAGTCCGTTATGTCCACTTTAAATTCTTTTCCGTTAATAGACATCTTGTTCCAGTCTACTACTTCCACCTCCTTTGCGGAGGGGATATTAAACTTCAGGTAGGCACGAATCATCTCGCACCAACTCTTTCTATAGGCTTCTGACCAACTCTTCATATTATAATAATGGTTTAATTTTTTCTGCTATCGCTTGTACCACATCAACGGTGACTGCGTTACCGCATTGCTTATAGCGTTGGGTGTTGCTCATCTTCTTAACCTCCCCATCGTAGTTACCGTACTCGGTATGGTTATCGGGAAAGCCTTGTAACCTCTCGCACTCTATTGGAGTAAGTCTTCTTATGCGGTAGGAGGTTTCTATTACAGGTTGACCACTACCATCTTCTCTTGCTCTTGCAGGTATAGTAGGACAATTACCTCCTTTTACTTCTCTAAATCCTTGACCATCTTTGTGAGTTCTCCAAGTACCTACCTTAACATCTTGTACAAATTGGTCAGTATTACCACCTCCACCACTTGATGAGTGTATTGTTCCTGCCTCATCTTTTAGGTGTCTATCCGTTACCTTGCCTTTTGCATCTCTTGTATAGCCTATTATTTTAGGTCTACCATCATATACTGCACTTGCATTGTGATGTGGCTCTACTAAGCAAGGAGAAATATCTTGCACCTTACGATTGTGTAAGTCCATCATACGAGCTTCACCTTCTTTAAATGCATTAGGATTCTGCTCAATAGTCTCATTTACTTTTTTGTAAGTGTAGTTAGATTTTACCTGTATGTAAGTTTGGTCACGAGCCATCTTAGCAGTACCGCTACTTATTGTTCTTGATGTTTCACTTGAAAACTGCTTTTCTTCACACCCTGCTTTGAATGACTTGATTCCTGTAGATATTTTACCATCTTCTCCGAGAGGAAAAACTCCTCGCCAATCTCCTCTGGTTTCTGCAAGATATCCGACAAGGTATATCCGCTCTCTATTTTGGGGTAGAAACCAACTTGTATTAAGCAGTTGCCATTCAAGTCTATAATTCCCAATGTTGGCAAAGGCTTGGATAATTGCCCAAAAGTCTGCGCCATTGTTTGAGGAGAATGTTCCCTTAACATTTTCCCAGATAAATACACGAGGTCTGCACTCGTGAACGAGTCTAATTGCTTCCGTGATAAGAGAACTTCTTTCTCCTTCCATCCCTTTTCTTTTTCCAGCCAATGAGAAATCTTGGCAAGGACTTCCGAAAGTGATGAGGTCAATTCTTGGGAGGTCTTCTCCCCGAACATCTGTAACTGAGCCGACATAGGTGCTATCTTTAAATTGGTTCTTATATACTGCTACTGCGTGTTTATCAACTTCGCTAAAGTAGCTATTGACTTTATACCCTGCTCTCTCAAATCCAAGATGAAAACCTCCGATACCTGAGAACAAGTCTAATTGATTAATCTCTTGCAAATGCATCTCTTAGTCTAACTTCAACTTCACAATAATTCTTTTCAACCGTAGAGTCAAAAACGATAGTGAGCTTGTTATAATGTTTAGGAGAGTCATCAGCAATCCATTCGTTAGCAACGAGAGTATCAGCAACGAATTTTGAAACAAGTACATTGTTGTCCACATCGGTACGAGCATTGTACCTAATAAAGATAGACATACCCTTTGCAATATGGTGGTCGTAACGAGCCAATTCTTTTTCAATGATTTTTTTATACTCATCTTTCTTCTTCTTTCTAAATGTCCAATGCTTACCTGCGTATAGCGTATTAAGACTTACGGTCTTCGGTAGTTTGAGGTGTAGGGTTAAAAGTTTCTTCATACTGCAATTCTATTTCTAAGTGATGGATTGCTTTACGCAAGTCTTGAGCTTTAGGATTGTTCTCTTTCTTACCTGCTCTAAGTAGGTAGGCGATAGCTACACCAATGTTATACGAATCTCTTGCAAAGTCCATACACACATCAAAGGCTTCAATGCCTTTATACTTTCCGTGATAATAAGGAGGTGTCAATTTCTTGTTGGTGGTACTTGGCGAGTCTTGACTCACTTCTTGCTCCCCAGACCTTTCGGTCATCGTAGAATCCAAAGTGTAGGTAAAAGTGGTCTTGCTTGGTGATTTCGTTGATTTCATATGTTTCTGGATACTCGGATACACTATATCTCGGTTTGTGTTTCATTAAGGGCTTTCTTGTAAGCGTTAAACATTGCTAAGACACTATCAGCATCTATCTCCCTACGAGAGAAGTCTCTAATGATGAAGTTCTTTAAGTGATTGAGTTCTGTCTCAAGAGCTTCAACTCTTGCTTCACACAGGTCTAAGTATTGGTCTTTAAATGATGACATAGGATTAATTGTTATTAGATTCGTAAGTAGCTACTATGGTTTCTAATGCTTTTGGTTTAAGATTGTCGCATAACCACTCTATAAGTTCTTGAGGGTTTTCTGCTGATGTTGATAACCATTGAGCATACCACTCAAATATCTCCTGTAGTTGTTCTGGTGTTTTATCCACTTTGTAAATGTTTTGATTTGATACGAATGTACACAAAATTATTTACACTATACATTTAGGTGATATTTTTTTATTCTTTGTCTCTTAGATATACCACCCCTTACTATGCAACTCTATTTAGAGGGCATATTGTTAAAGCAATAGGATATAAGTCAACTCTTCAAAATAGAGATATAGATACAACTATAACAGGAGGGGTCTACAAACCCCTCTCTCTAAATTTAAGCATATAAGATACTAAACCCGTAGTAGTTCTCTTATAGCAACCTTATATCGTAACTGACCTCCTAATCGTAGTTTTTGCATACTTCGGAGTGAGCGTTGTCGGGGTGGAAGGACATTGCGCTTAACATCAACTTACTTTACTTGGTAGGGTTTAAAGCCCTTTCGTTTGAGGATGTTGTTACATTTAGATGTAGGAGTCAAACTGGTATAAACTCTCCTGTTATGTCAAAAAAAAAGACCTCAAAGGTAAATGTCCGTGACTCCATTCTCCTAATCGGTCTTATCTCTTATGCTTACTGACTAAAGTCACGAGGGTCAGCTTCGCTTTATGTATAAAGGTTAACCCTTTTACTATCTTTTTGTTAGGTCAAATGTAAAGATTTAACCTCTTTGTTTACTATTTAATTATTAACAAACTACTTAACCTTACCTCTCTTATCTAAAGAGCGTACTGCAAAGTAACCTCCTACAACCGTTACACTTAACATATTCCATAGTTGTATCCAAGCACTATCAACTTCTACCCAACCAAGACCATCAAAGAAGGTCATAATAACCAGAAAGGCTACCACTACAATTAGGGTTAATGGTCGTACATTTTTAGAGAGCCAACTATCACTCCCCATATCAGCTTTCCACCTTGAACTTATCTCGGCTTCAATAGAGGCTCTTACACGCTCTTTCTCTTCGGGAGTGGATACATACCTATCCACGACATTAGAAACGGCTTCTATCGTGTCCTGTGCGCCTTTTCCGAGCAGTTTTGTTATTAGTGGGTTCATTACAATCTTTTTTACAAGTACATTCCTTTGGTTCAATACTGCACCACTTAACTACCACAGGCTTCGCAGTCTTCAGGGTTGTCAATGTTGCAAGTAGGTTGTTGAGTGTCTGTAAGGTCTTGGATAAAGCTATCTAAGCTATCGTTGTCGTGGGTGATGTTCATTTAGTTTTCTTTATTCATTAGATACCATCTCTGGGCAGTATATCCGATTGAGGCAATTAACAAAACAATTTTTAAGGTCGCTTCTAAATTACTGAATGATATCGCCATCGTAGAGACATTCATCAAATATACTTTTAAATCTGTACTATTCATCTTACTTACAATTATAATTCCGTTTGAACATCAAATGATGGACAAGCCTTACTGCTAAATTCATTGTGACCGTGAATAGTCATACCCTCGTAAGTATCCGTGAGAGATAGTAAGAGCTTTTGCATAGCTATCTTTTGTGCAGCAGTTCGGGTGTCTTTAGGCTTCATATCCTCATCAACACCTCCTACATAACAAACACCAATGCTATTAGCGTTATGACCCTTGCAATGCGCTCCTGCTCTCTCTACAGGTCTACCCTCTTGGATAGTACCGTTAATCAAAATCACATAATGATAACCGATATCACTCCACCCTCGTTTGATATGCCATTGGCGTATAGTATCTAAGGATACATCTCTACCTTCTGGAGTTGCAGAGCAATGAATTATAACCTTGTTGATATCTCTCATTAGTCTATACTATTAGGAAACCAATCATCACTAAGTGATTCCACCAAAGTTAGTACTGCATCATAATTAGGATGCTTGAGTATTGCGTAATCTGCTCCGTTAGGATGTTCTATAATCTTTGCCCAAGTCGTAGTAGTTCCGTTGTAGCCTTCACCGCTATTTACCGCTTCGTTATAAGCTACCAATTCTTCTCTATTTGTGCTTGTGTAGTACATTAGTAAATAGAGTAGTAGTCGTTAATATTCGTTTGCATTCCGCTTCGGTTATTCGTTTGGTCGTTAGGGTAGAAAATCACCTCTTGAATCGTACCCGTTAAATCAAAGTTGTTGTTTGTTC